TACACAGGTAACTTTTAATCTATATAAGAATGAAGATGGAAACGTGACTATCACACCAGAAACAGTGACAATCAACCAACGTCGCCAGCTTCCTTATATTCAGCGTTATCTGGAAGAACGTTTTAAGGGCTATCTCACTATTGAGGTAGTAGACTATGAATATAAAAGCTATACGGCTTATATTCCATTCGCTACCGCTCTAGAATACGGAGAGGAACAACCAGCGGAAGGGGTGTAAGTAAATGGCTTTAACACCAAAACAAAGGAAGGTACAACGGGACTATTTAACAAGAAAGAAAAGAACGCTACAACGACAGGGCGCATCTAATGCCGAGATAAAGGCTTTTATGGGTGGTCGGTGGGACTTTGCAGGAATGAGCGACAAGGCGCTGGAACGAGCCTACAAAGAGGTAAAAGGTAAAGGACGTACTCAAGTTTTCGGAAACCATGTTTACACTAGCGACTATGTGAAAAAGGCTAAGGCTTGGTATGGAGATAAGTTTTCAGTTGAAAAATTAACCCAAGGTTTTCGCAGTTCTCAACGCTCAGACTTGAACCGCTTTCACTCAGCTAAAGAGGTCAAAGAATATCGCTCACAACGTGACAGAGAAGCTAAAGAGCGTTATATATCAGCACTGGAAGAAATGCACTACAACACCAGAGAATCAGGGAACAAGGCGCAAGAAAAAGCCTTTAAACAAATGATTTCACGTATAAGGAGAATGAGCGCCAGCAACTTTGGGGCTTTCCTAACAGGTGGAGCTTCTGACAAAGTTTCATTTGACAACGTTATGGTGTTTGTAGACACTGATGGTAAGGACACAGCTTTTGAATTTCAGGATAGTCTAGCCCGTGAAATCCTTGATAATGTAGACAAGTTTTCTAAGCAATTTGTGGCAGACACACGCAGACGAAAGAAACGAGGTAAGAAGTGACTTGCTATTATGCAGGCGACTTTGAAACAACTACAAACGAGGAAGAAACAGAGGTTTGGCTATCTTGTTTCGCCAAGGTAATTGACTATGACAAGCTAGATACATTCAAGGTAAATACAAGCCTTGAAGGCTTTCTAAAAGCGCTCTACCTTGACCTAGACAAGACCTACACAGAAACAGGCGAAGATGATTTTATCATTTTCTTTCACAACCTAAAATTTGACGGCTCTTTCTTGCTATCATTCTTTCTTAATAATGATATTGAATGTACTTACTTTATCAATGACATGGGGGTCTGGTATTCTATAACTTTAGAGTTCCCAGACTTTACTCTAACTTTTAGAGACTCTCTAAAAATCCTTAACTTTTCCATTGCGACAATGGCTGGACTTTTCAAAATGCCAATAGCAAAAGGAACAACACCCTTATTAAAGCATAAGCCAGATGAAATAAAGCCAGAATGGATTGACTATATCCATGTAGACGTTGCAATTCTTGCCCGTGGTATCTATGCCATGTATTATGAAGAAAATTTCTCAAAATATACATCAGCTAGTGAAGCGCTAACAGAATTTAAACGGATTTTTAAGAAGTCAAAAAGGAAGTTTAGAGACTTTTTCCCAATCCTAGATGAAAAGGTTGACGACTTTTGTCGAAAGGCTTATAGAGGGGGCTGGACGTTCGCAAACCCTAAAACACAGGGGCGAACACTGAAACAGCTGATAGACATCTATGACATCAATAGCATGTACCCAGCAACCATGCTACAAAATCCTTTACCAGTCGGAACACCTAAGCGCTACAAGGGAAAACCCAAAGAGATAAAAGAAGGCTACTATTATATCTATCATATTAAAGCCGATTTTGACTTAAAACGTGGCTACCTTCCAACAATACAAGTCAAGCGCAAACTTGACGCTTTGAGAATCGGGGTCAGAACTAGCGACTATGTGACAACCTCCAAAAACGAGGTTATAGACTTATATTTGACTAACTTTGACCTTGACCTATTTCTGAAACATTATGACAGTTCCATCATGTACGTTGAAACCCTTGAATTTCAGACAGAATCAGGTTTATTTGATGACTACATCACAACATACAGATACAAGAAAGAGAATGCTCAAAGCCCAGCCGAAAAGCAAAAGGCGAAAATCATGCTTAATAGTTTATACGGTAAGTTTGGGGCTAAAATCATATCTGTTAAGAAACTAGCCTATCTGGATGATAAAGGGATATTACGCTTTAAAAATGACGATGAAGAAGACGTTCAACCCGTTTATGCACCTGTTGCCCTTTTTGTCACGTCAATCGCCCGTCACTTTATTATCTCAAACGCACAGGAAAATTATGACAATTTCCTATATGCTGATACTGACAGCTTGCATCTATTCCATTCTGACAGTCTGGTTTTAGATATTGACCCGTCAGAGTTTGGCAAGTGGGCGCATGAAGGACGAGCCGTAAAAGCGAAATATTTACGCTCTAAGCTCTACATAGAAGAACTAATACAAGAAGACGGAAGCACACACCTAGACGTTAAGGGCGCAGGAATGACCCCAGAAATCAAAGAAAAAATAACCTTTGAAAACTTTGTCATAGGTGCAACATTCGAGGGTAAGCGTGCAAGCAAGCAGATAAAAGGGGGAACTCTTATTTATGAAACAACCTTTAAAATCAGAGAATCAGATTACCTTATATGATACATTTGTATTAACGGTTTATCGTTCCTTTTTCAAAAAATTATTACAAACTCAACAGGTTAAAAATAAAAAGGGTTACTACTTTCAAAAATCTAGCAACGCACCTAAAAACATTATTTTTTTAAAGTCTTTTCTAAAAGCTAATTATGCTTATGAAGATTTTAACTACATCATGGCGCTTTATAAATTTGTTTCAAAAGAATTTGATAAAATTTCAATCAATGCTTTTTACAACCTATGCAACTATTTAGAAGAAAAACAGATTTTTGAATTATCTTCTAATTCTCTTTATGATTGTTATGAGAAATCAAAGAACCGTCAAAACGATTTAGAGAATCTTAATACAATTATTGCACCACTAAAATTTTTAAAATCAACCAATGGAGAAAAACAAAATGGCTAAAAAACAAGCAAAACCTGAAAACTTTGATACAGTTGTAGCACTAGCTACTATCACAGCAACATCTAATAAATCAGATGGCAAGTACAAGCAAAAGAAAGCTACTAAAGCGGTTTACCTTGTCCCAGCGACTGAAGAAGATGCTAAAAAATTGCAAGACTTTGGGCTTCAGCTCTACACACCAGACACTGAAAAAGACCCAGAAGCTAAACCTTACTTTATTGTGAAAGCTACTGAAAATGTTAAAATCTTCACAAGTGAAACAGACTTTGAAGAAGTTAACTTTGGGGTTTCTTATGAAGAAGTTGACCCAGAAACAGGAGAAATCACAGTCAAGAAAACACCAAACTACAAAACAGAAATCCCTGTACATGTTGCAATTATGTTTGTAGAGGGTGGCGACAATGGAAACGACTTCTTCCGCCTCAATGCTTTGATGATGGAAGACGTACTAACACTTGAAGAAGTGCAACCAGTCAACCCTTTTGCTGGATTATTTGGAAAATAAAAAGCGCCTTCCTAAAGGAAAGCGCCAATTATAAAGCGTTTTTCATGGTTTAAAAAGTCAGTTGGTTAGAATGACTTGCACCGATAAGCACCCCTTAAGGTGTAACCATCTTATCAGCACTAGTTAAACCTTGAAAAGCCTTACAACTTTTACTATATCATACTTGATTTATTTTGTCAAGTATGATATACTTTGTTTAAAAATTGAAAGGAGAGGGCTATGACCTCACTAGAATGTTTAGAAATCCTAAACAATGCAATTTCTAAAGTCGGCAATGATGAAGAAATTGAAAGCCTAACAACGGACTTGATGGACATCAAGGATTTTGTGGGCGAAGTTGATTTAACCGTCTCAGTCTTGAATGAAGACGTTGAGCGCTTAAACAAGAAAAACGGCGAATTACGTTCGGCTAATAACGAACTATACCGTCGTTTAGGGGCGCAAGATGAAATCATGAAAAAGGCTAATGAAGACATGAGCGTAGTATCAGCAATCAATGCTGTTATTTAATAGAAAGGAAAAAGGAAAATGAAGCAGTTTTCTAAATCAATTAACTGGTATCCAAACAACACGCTAGAAGCGCTAAAAGATGAACCAGAAACAATCGAAGAAGTTACACCGCCAGCAACAATGCCAGCGGATACACCAGCGCAAGAAGTGCCAAACTACCCAGCGCAAGCCCCAGCAAGCGAAGTTGAAGGGGTAGAAATGAACATCGACCACGAAAACGTGGTAGAAGAAGGAGAAGAATAAAGATGGCTAATAAAATCACTACGTTTTTATCAGGTCAAACAGGAAAGCAGATTTCAAACATTGACCTATTGAACTCTATCCGCACCCGTGCAAGTGCTGACTATCAGGCAGATATTCCTGTACTTGAAGGCGCACGCATTAACCACGCAACCGTACCTTATCAAGATTTTGAAAAACACGCTAATGAGTTTTTCAAAGCCCTTGTAAATCGTATTGGTTCAACCGTTATCAAGGCGCTCACTTATGAGAATCCGCTTGCTATTTTCAAGTCTGAGACTTTCGAGTTCGGGGACACATTGCAAGAAATCTATGTACACCCAGCTGAAAAGAAAACCTATGACGCCAAGTCAGATGTAAGCCCATTCAAATTTGCGGACACTGACATCGAGGTATTCTACCACACCTTGAACAATGAGAACTATTACGAGCGCACTTTTGAGCGTGCTTGGATTCAGAAGGCTTTTGTTTCTGACATGGCTTTTGATGAATTTGTTGATAAAATGTTTACATCATTGTTATCATCAGATACACTTGACGAGTACCAAGCAATCAAGGGTGTACTTGAGAAATCACTTGCTGAAGTTGCTTACACTGATTTGAAAGGTACAGCTAAGACTATCACAGTTGCTGGTACTAAGATTGACGAAAGCAAGTCTGATTTTGTGGTAGACTTTAACCAGTCACTCATCAACCAGTCTAAACGCTTTACAATCCCAAGCCGTACACAATTTAACAACCCTGTTGGTGTACCGAACATGACAGCGATTGAAGACCAATACCTAGTTATTTCAGCAGAATTTTCTACTCATCTTGATATGTTGCTTGCTAACGCTTTCAACATGGACAAAGCAAGCGTTTTGGCTCGCACTATTGTAGTTGATGATTTTGAAAAATTCACAGGTGCTGGTGCAAACAATGGACGTAAACCAGTTGCATTCTTGATTTCAGCTAAATCTATCATTAACAAAGATAAATTGGTACACATGGAATCAATCCGAAACCCTCGTAACATGACTTACAACTATTTCTACCACCACCACTATTTGACTAGCCTTTCATTATTTGAAAATATTCATTTCTGGTATACAGAGGAAGTCTAAGACTTACCGAGGGCGGGCAATAGCCCGCCCTTTTTATAATATGAAAGGGGACTAAATGAGCTACAAGAATTACAAGAAGCATCTTGGAAAGATTGAGTTTAACAAGGAAACAGTGGAGCGAAACCGTCTAGCCTTCTTTGAGTTTTATTTTAACTATTTCTATAATATCGTTGTCAACTATTTCACATGGGAAGGATTGCCCAACGACATTGACGAGCTTTTCATAGAAAGAAAGTTGATTGAAAACGGTCACGTCTCATTTTTCCATGACGACACTTTTGGCTTTATTGCTCAAGGCGGAACACGGGGCGAGCGTTTGAACCATTATGACCAGCCTTTGAGCTATCAACCAGTCAACGCTTCTAGTATGAACTATTTTAAACAGATGGAGATAGCCTATACAGAAAACGATTTTAGAGTAATTGAAGACTTGCACAAGGACAACCCAGACAAAATCAAAAAACCGTGTATTGTGATTCCTAACAATAATTTTTATGAACCATACATTGGCTATCTTGAGTTATTTTGTGAGAAATTGGCAGATATTGAGCTGACTATTCAATTAAATAGAAACGCCCAGATAACACCGTATTTCATCTTTGTAGACAATAATAGCGTGTTATCTATGAAAAATATCTTTAATAAGATTGCGAATTTTGAACCCGTGGTTTATTTGAACAAGCAGAAAGACCAAGATGGACAGGATAGCTTTAAGCAATTATCGGACTATATTCAAGTATTCAGGACAGACGCTCCTTTTCTACTGGATAAGCTACACGATGAAAAACTAAGGGTTATGAATCAACTACTGACCTTTATCGGTATCAATAACAACCCATCGGATAAGAAAGAGCGCCTAGTAGTATCTGAAGCTATTTCTAATAATGGAGTTATTTCAGCGAATATCGAAGTTGGCTGGAAGTCACGCAGAAAAGCGGTTGACCTTATCAATAAATGCTACGGGCTAGAAATATCCGTCAAGCCAGCTGAAACCATTCAGCAATTTAACTTGGATAAAGTGGCGCTAGACATTGCAGAGCAAGGGGGTGCAGTCTTTGACCCAGAATAACACCACAGCAACCATTGCAACCTTTTTGAAATCCCGATACAGAAACCCTGTAACGGATAAACTTGACGGTTTGGCTCTTGATGAAGACGGCAATTTTTTGCACTACAACACCATTATAGATGCAACCTATAATGAGCTTTTTAAAGATATGCACCTAGTAGATGGAGTTTCTGAAAATTTCAAGAAAGAATTTTGTAAGCACTTTTACAACAGGGAGATAGGGCTTGAGACTTTTGCACGCTTTCAGATTGCACTTGAAGAAGTCCTAAACAATGAGTGTTTCAATCTATTCAAGTATCTTGCAGAAATCAGAAATAAGACCATCAAAGAGTTAAATCAATCTATGAACATTGATACAGTCGGCAACCAAAAAGCAGACGGGCAAGCCTTACAGATTGCCAATACCACACCACAGGAGCGCAAGGAAATTGTATTTACCGAGCGTTATGGAGTGATTGAATACGCTGACAACTTGGTAGAAAACCACCAGAAAAACAACGCTGATACAAAAAGCAATGTTTCAGGCTGGAGCGGTTCAAGTCTTGCAGAGCGCTTACAAAACAATGCAGAATTGAAAGACATTCAATTTCAGATTTTTAACATTTGCGACAAGCTATTTTTGCAAGTGTTTTAGAAAGGGGTATAGATGAAAGATTTATCAAATGCTAAAATACTAAAATATGATAGTATGTTAGAAGAAATCACGCTGTTTAAGTTTCAGGATTTTGTCTATGCTGAAGATGGTTTGTATTATATCAAATCAGCAAGTAAACGACTAGGCGACTTGTCCAAGTTATGGCTAAAGCTAAAGCCTATCAGCTATCATTTTGAAAGTATTGAAGATGAAACATTCTGGACGATAAGAAAGAGCTACAAGCCTTTACTATCTACTAAAGCCCTTCTATATATTCGCTTTAAGATTGTAGGCGCTTATTATAGCTTTGAAAAGCTCAACAGCAAAAGCAAGCTCAAAGGCTTTGGTAGAGTGATAGATGATAATAACTATTTCTCACGGATTCCACTAGTGAACGAGCTGACCCATTGGGACAACGGGGTTATTGTTACTCCTAACTATCAGATGGCGCTATCAGGGTTCAAAGATGGACGGGTTACTATTAACGGTCAGCAATTTCTGGATGATTGGGCAACCTTTGACATCAATGTTACAAACGATAGAAAAGGAGTACAGAGAACCATCATGACAGCAGAAAGAGGACATGAACACTTATGATAATTATTAACCTATCGGAAACACCCGATACACTAAACATTGAAGTCATGGGGCATGGAGACGATACAGACCAGTCTTGCGCCCGTGTTTCAACCGTTTGTGATTGTATCTATTTAACTTTTAAAGACCAGTTAGAGAAATACAAGAAGCATAACGGCTACACACTTTTAATTGCTAACAAGAAAAAGCTAGGACGTAAAGATATTTTGCTTTTGCGTTATCTGGAATACTTGGAAGCCTTGAAAGAACTCTATCCAAACTCAATTAAAATCGAAAATACAACCAACAAGGAGAAAACAAATGGCAAAAACAACTAAAAAAGTTCAAGGGATTCACTCGCTTATCAAATTTCAACGCCATCAAGGAGTTGAAAGCCTAACCATTGAAGGCAAGCAAGAACTTGCTGATTTAAAACAAGATAACAAGGGAGATACAAGCCTTATTTTGAACGCCGATAAGGACAAAGTGAATGAAGTAGCGTCAAACGTGCCTTACCTTGGAATCGCTCACACAACTACAGGGGAAGCGCCTAACCAAACTAAAACGGCAACAGTAAGCCAAGACCTTACACAATTCCCGTTGACAGGTGGGGAACTTGTAACCGTTGACAAAACGGCTGAAGGCTTGACCCTCAACGATACAAAAGTAAAAGAGTTAATTGACACTAAAGCTGAAGCTCTAAAGAAAGAGCTTGGAAGTGGTGCTGGAACGGGTACAGGTGCAACTGCTAGCCCTATCACGTTGAACGGTGGGGAACTGGTAAAAGTTGACAAGTCAGGCGATACGCTAACACTTAATGACAGCAAGGTCAAGGAGCTAGTAGAATCTACTAAAACGGAGATTTTAAAGGCTATCCCTCCTAAAAAACCAACAGCTTCGCAATATGATTTAGAAGCTGAAGAAGTTTTAAACGCTGAGTTTGGTGTAGAAGGCGAAAAATTGCGATATAGCACATTTATTCTATCGTTAGAATATAATGGTAAATATGACAGTCATTTTATTCATATACCAATCAATAACAATGAAATAACTAAGAAACTATCAGACAACACTATTATCAGGATTCAACCAAAAGCTGAAGGCTTTTACATTACGCTATATTTCAAAAATGCTACTAGTGTCGCTATTTCAGGGGTTGACTATTGCAATTCAACTGAAACACCTACCTTGACAATCAATACATTGTCAGAAACGTTTGCTGATGTAAGTGATACATTAACACCAACAACTGGAAACGTACCAAAGCCTTTTGATGAAGGTTATGACCATTTATAAGAAAGGATTTTAAAACATGAATCCCGAAGAATTTAGAGACGAGTTTTTTCGTGCCTATCGTGGGCGCTATTCTTCTTACTGGGTGGAACGGTGGGGGCTTATCCCTTCCATTCCTACCAGCTTTGATAATGCTAATTCTATTTACGAGCTTTTAGCGTGGTTACAGCGTGCCTTTAAGCAGTTGCTTGATGATTTTGTAGCTTTAGAAAGCGAGTTTGAAGATTTTAAGAACGCTCTTACAGAGCTACTTGAAAACCTTGTACCGCTTTTGATTAAGCGCTACATGGAAAGCGCTGAAGCTGACAGATGGTTTACAGGTAAAGCTGACAAGTATTATGAAAGAGTTATCAAGCCATATATTGATGAACAAATCAGGAACTTGAAGGAAAAAGTTGAGCGAGATTTACAAGCTCTTGAAACCCGAATCAATGAAAAACTTGAAGCGGAAAAACAAGAGCGAATCCGTGAAATTAACAGCTTAAAAGAAAAGCTGGAACAAGAAAAGCAAGCAAGACAACGAGATAAAGAAGACCTACAAAGACAAATCCAAGACCAAGCAACCAAAAACAACGATTTAAAAGATACATTAACAAAATTGATTTCAAATCTTGAAAAATCAGGTGCTTGGGCTGGTGGACTTAAAGGGAACTTTAAAGACGGTCGCAACATTGCTACAGGTAATATCAATATCTTTGGCGGTACGCCAGACGGCAACAGCTTTATCAGGACTAACAACGGAAGTACAGAGAATGACCTTTCAGGAGGTATTTGATGGCTTTAGAATTAAAATTTTCAACAAGTACCAACGCTAAAATCGAAAATTTTGGTACTGGAGTGCCGGGGTGGACGGAAGCCTATGCTAACGCTTGGCAGTTCTCAAATGCTGATACAGACTACGGTTATATGACAAACGGGAACACAACCTATATACAATATGGACATCGTGACCCGTCAATCTGGGCTTCTATGCGCTTTTGGGGTCAATCCGTGGAAGTCATTGAAGAACGAACAAATCCCGATAATTCCATTACAGCGAAAATCAGAGTAAAAGCTCTTTTCTGGTGGAGTAAACGGGTAAGCTCTAATGCTGGTTATCGTGTTAACTACGATATTAAAGTAAACGGTCGGACAGTTTGGAGCTTTAACGGTTATACAACCGATGAAGTGATTAAAAACGATGAAGCAGTCGAAGAGTTTACTGTTACCGTAGCACCCGAAGAGCGCTCTAGTGCTAGTGCCTTAAATATCAATGTTACCTATCCAAACGGAGAATTTGAAAACAACAACTTTTATGTGGGAATCTTCCTATATAATAACTTTAAAAAAGCGATTAAGCCTTGGGCTATCCGTAAGAGCGGAATCTTTAAGACCTTGAACCGTCAAAGCGGTTTCTTCAAACAGCGCAAAGACGGCTGGAAAGACGTGAGCGGACAACCTACAAACGCAGTAGGTAAATCAATCAGCGCCCCTCACAAAATCAGAAAGTCGGGTCAATGGCTGGGACAAGGTCAGATAGGACAACAATAAGGGAGGGTTTCAGCCCTCCTATTTTTAAAGGAGTAGAGATGAAGGAATCAACGAAAATATGGCTGTATGCAAAAAGCCCTTTTAAAAATGACTATGCAAACGTCATAAACTTTGAAACAAGGGACGCCATGGAGGATTTTTTTACGAAGAAGAACCCTCATATAGAGATTGTGTACGAGTATGACAAATTTCAATATACCCAAAGAAACGGCTCTATCGTAGTATCTGGACGGGTGGAGAAATATGAAAATGTAACCTATATGCGCTTTATTAACAACGGGCGTACTTATTATGCTTTTGTGTTTGATGTACTCTATATCAATGAAGACGCTACACGAATTATCTATGAGGTGGATGTATGGAACACCTACCAGCACGAATTGAAGGCGCTGAATGTAATCGGGCAAGTAGAACAGCAAACCATGCCTAATGAGTTGTGGGCGCTAAGAGACAGTCAGCAAGGTTTTTCCGTGGGGACTAAGTACGCAACGAGAGCCGGAGAGGTTGGAATAGATACAGAGTGGCTTGTAGTAGTCGCTAAACCTACTATTAAAATGACAACCAGAGCCAATAGACCTGTAAATATGAGTTTTTCAGGTATGCAAAAAACCTTTAAATACTTTTTTATCCCTGTATCTTTAAGAAAAGGGTCATCTAAGCCCTTTATCTTTAACGGTAAAAAGTATGATAGCTTTTACCTTGAAAACCTTTACAAACATTTGTTTGGCTTAAATCAAGACGGGTCAAGCACTGTAAACCAGATTGTCAATATGTATCTGAGCCGTGATATTGGTGTAAAATACAAAGAGACAACGATAGGAGATAAGACCTATATAGAAATCTTGTCAAACGTTGTCGGAAACGTTGCAGAGATTGGGCGCAAAAATCAACGGAATTATAGACCATCGGGAAGCTCAAGCGGTGGAAGTTCTAGCACGTCCGAGACTGGAGACATTTCAACGGAAGAAAGTAGAGTTAGACTAGTAACCCGAATTATTAAGAAGCTAGTACCAGACGCAACAGCAGAAGGTATCGCTGGAATCATCGGGAACTTTTCAGCAGAAAGCAACGTAACCGCTAAGAAATACGAAGCTGACTATGCAACAGGCTACGAGTATGACAAAATGGCAACCCTTCCAACGGCTGAGAACCTTGTCGGAAGCTGGGGCGCTTTTGCTAGTCTGTACACTATATCACTAAATGAAGCTGGTTATAGAGGGTCAGACGGTCAACACTGGATAGGTATGGGGATTGGACAGTGGACAGGTCCAAGATGTGAAGCCCTTATCGCCTACGCAAAAGAGAAAGGTCAATCTGTTTGGGACTTTAACCTACAATTTAACTTTATGAATGAAGAAAGTAGAGCAGACACTTTTAGACGTGTAGCTAGTTCAACCGCAAGCGCAAGCACAAATGCAAGTGATTTTATGAACAACTGGGAAGGTGTAGAATACAAAGAAGCTGAACGAATTGAGCAAGCGAACGCTTGGCTTTCAACGGTTCAAGATGAGTTAGGAAAGGTATAAAATATGACTGAAGCAACACAAACACTAAAAGCCCTGAATGAAATTAAATCAAGGGTGGGGACTAGCGTAGGTAGCGGTCAGTGCTACGGGCTAGTGGCTTTATATTCTCAGCTTTTGGGTGGGTGTAACATCGGGGGCGGTATCAACACCCCGAACCCTGACGGAAACGGGCGCCAAGCAAGTGGTAGCGATACACAAAGAGGAATGAGTGCCAGCAATATTGGTGGAGATTATAACTGGGACGCCGTGGGCTGGAAGGTACGTTTTGACCCTTCTTTCTCTGATTTAAGAGTTGGCTGTATCGTTAACTATAAACCAACTAGTAGCAATATCTGGGGTCATACAGCCGTTATTTCAGCGGTTAACGGTTCAAGCTATGATGTTATTGAGCAAAACTATGCTTGGAGCGGTTACACAACAGAAAGAACAGGTATAGACACGGTGGATAACATTGAAAGTATTATCTACCCGCCTGAGGTGGTAGCTGGTGGAGACATCGGAGAAATAACAGGGAATACTGGAGATAGACAACTAGGAAACGGTGACTACACCAAAACAGCCTTTGACGTGGAAGCCCTTCTAATAGAAGTTGAAGGATTCTTTGACTATCGCCCTAATGTTTATGAAATCCCTAACTTGTTAGAAATTGCTTACAACCAGATACAAGACAGCTTACGAGCTTATACTGGAAAATCTGACCTAGAAATAGAAGTACAGCTATTAAACAGTGAATTTACTGAAATAGAATTGTATGACATTTACGGAAATAGCTACGTCTATCAACCGCAATACCTACCTAGAACCCTTGACACAGGGCATAAATACAAGGTAATTGTTAACGGTAGCCTTGGAGATAATAACCAAGTACACATCAATTTTTTAGAGTATAACAACGCTAACAACTTGAGCTATGCAGATAAGAATATTCTAGAAAATATTGATACGAAAACATGGACAGAATACAACCCTGAACATTTTAAGTATGGGCTTAATGACGTGACAGGGAAAAACATCGCCATTTTAAACGATGCTGAAGCTAGTTACATTCAGACCCATAAAAACCAGATGGAACACACTCAGCTGACCTTTAAAGAAAACAGGGAAATGTTAAAACAAAGCGTTGACCTATCGAATAAACAGGTAGCAACAGCTAACTCACAGGCTAGCTATAACGCTCAATATGCCGTAGATACAGCTAACATCAATCAATGGACAGAGGGCGCTAGTGGTGTTCTAAACGTTGCAGGGAACTTACTACAAGGAAATCTAGGGGGCGCTCTAAGTGGTTTGGCTTCTGGTGGTATGAAGGTTTTCAATGCTAACCGTGAATACAATAATAAACTTGTAGAACAAGGATTTACAGATACAAACAACGCTTTGAAATCTCAATCAAATGCCCTTAATAACATGAAAGCAAAAATAGCCCTAGACCAATCAATCAGAGCTTACAACGCTAGCATGGCAGACTTACAAAATCAGCCTATCAGCGTCCAACAGATTGGGAATGACTTATCTTTTCAAAGTGGGCATTTATTGACCGATGTATATTGGAAAGTATCAATAGCTCAGAAAGAAATTTTAGGACGAGCAAACGAGTACATCAAATGCTATGGGGTGCTTGTCAATATCTTTTCTAATAATGCCTTAAGTGTTATGAAAGCTAGAAAGCGGTTTAACTACATCAAGATGATAAATGTTAACCTTGGAAACCTAAGAGCGAATCAATCACACATGAATGCCATTCAAGCTATTTTTCAGTCTGGTGTTAGAATCTGGAACTATTCAGCGAATAAAGATGATAAGATTTTATTTGACATCAAGAAAAACAATCCGAATTTTTAAAAGTATGATATAATGAAATAGAAAGGAGTGATTTTCTATCGAACAAGAAGAAAAATGGTACAATCCACAAAAAATGCTAAGCTACAATCAGTATCTTAATTTTGTTATAGGTGGACGTGGTATCGGGAAAACTTTTGCACTCAAAAAGTATCTACTCAAGCGCTTTATAGATAAAGGGGAACAATTTATCTATTTAAGGCGCAATAAGTCAGAGCTGGACAGGATAGACAAGGACAAATTTTTTACTACTGAATTGCTGAAACAAGTTTTTACCAATTTTGAAGTGATTGACAGTGACGCCAGCAAGATTCATACTAAAATTATTTTCAGAGCTGACAACATGGAAGATGAAGAAAATATCCTTGTCTTGTCTTCTACTAAGATAATTCTTAACGGTAAAATCGTTTGTTATCTCAAGAGCCTATCTACTTGGGTTGACTTGAAAGGGTCAGAGTATGATGAGGTCATGAGTATTCTCTATGATGAGGTGCTGATAGATGTTACTAGTAAAAAGAGGTATCTTGATAACGAGGTAGAAGCTCTACTAAACTTTATATTCTCCGTTTTTCGTAGACGTGACGGTTGCCATGCCTACCTACTATCAAATGCAAGTAATTTCAACAATCCCTATTTTGCCTTTTTGAAATTCTACGATGATAGCGGAAAGCGCTTCTACAACATGAAACAATATGCAACGCTGATAGAATTCCCTCCACACTCAGCTTTTCAAACAGAGGAAGAAAAAGAAAGCGGATTCTTTAAGCTATTGAGCAAGTCAAGCATTTATGAAAGCGTTGCAAATAACGAGTTTCAGATTAAAAATGACAAGAATATAGCGAAGATTAAGGGCTTAAAATCTAGGCTTTATAGCTTCTATTGTGATGGTACTTTCTTAACAGGGTACTATATAGATAACATGGTTTATATAGCCAAAGGTTTTGACAAGAATTTAACCGCTTATTGTCTGGAAGTGGAACAAGTAGAAGATGGGTTTGTTTACTTGAACAAGTCAAGCGCTCTAGGTAAGACTTTGAGAAGTCTTTATCTAAAAAATATGCTCATATATGAGGATTTAGAAACAAAAAACAAATTTTTAGAGGTTATCAATCATGTTATATAATATTATGTTAGACGTTGCAAAAGGTGACTATATCACTTTTCTATTTATCTTGATTCTATTTGACTTTATCACGGGTTTTCTCAAGGCTTGGAAGTGGAAAGTTACCGATAGCTGGACAGGGTTAAAAGGTGTTATCAAGCACACCCTTACATTTATTTTTTACTACTTTGTAGCCGTTTTCTTGACATACATTCACGCAATGGCAGTAGGTCAGATTCTACTCATTATTATTAATCTATACTACGTTCTATCAATCATGGAAAATCTAGCTGTAATGGGTGTATTTATTCCAAAATTTATGACCGCAAGGGTTCAAGCTGAGTTACAAAAATATACAGCGCAACTGGATTCTGGGAAGGAACTAATGGAAGCATTTAAAGGAGCAAAAGAAAATGAAAAAGAATGATTTATTTATAGACGTTTCAAGCCATAACGGCTACGATATTTCAGGGCTTTTGGAGACGATGGGAACAACTAACACCATCATCAAAATCTCAGAAAGCACAAGCTACATCAATCCCTGTTTAAGCGCTCAAATTGAACAGTCTACACCCGTTGGATTTTATCATTTTGCTTGGTTCGGTGGAGACGTAGAAGAAGCAGAAAGAGAAGCAAGATATTTCCTTGACAACGTACCTACTCAAGTCCCTTACTTGGTGCTTGACTATGAAGACCACGCAAGTGGAGACAGACAGGCTAATACTAACGCTTGCTTGCGCTTTATGCAGATTCTTGCTGACGCTGGATATAAACCGATTTATTATAGTTACAAACCTTTCACGCTCAAAAATATTGACTATCAGCAAATTCTTGAGCAATTCCCGAATAGCCTTTGGATTGCTGGGTATGGTTTAAATGATGGAAATGCTGATTTTGAATATTTCCCGAGCATGGACGGTATCAGATGGTGGCAATACTCAAGCAACCCATTTGATAAGAATATAGTGCTTTTAGACGATGAACCAGAGCAAGAACCAAAGACGGCTGGAACTTGGAAACAGGATAAAAACGGCTGGTGGTTTAGACGTGCAAACGGCTCTTTCCCTTACAATAAATGGGAAAAAATCGCTGATGTATGGTACTACTTTGACAGCAAGGGCTATTGCTTAACGTCTCAATGGATTCTATATAAAGATAAATGGTACTATCTCAAGGATAACGGCGCAATGGCTACTGGTTGGGTGCTAATAGGCTCAGAATGGTACTATATGGACGATTCAGGCGCAATGGTTACTGGTTGGGTTAAGTATAAGAATAACTGGTACTATATGACAAATGAGCGTGGAAATATGATTTCTAATGAGTTCATCAAGTCAGGCAAGGGTTGGTATTTCATGAACGCAAACGGAGAACTTGCAGATAACCCATCATTTACAAAAGAACCAGACGGACTTATAACCGTAGCATAACAGAAAAAGCTAGTAGATTCATTCTACTAGCCTTTTTTATATTCTGAAATGATTTTGTAAGCGTCATCATCTGGATTGTCCAAAGCAAGGGAACAGAGGGCAGATAAAACGCTATTTACTTGATTATATTTCTGTAAGTAGTGGTTTTCTAGTTGTTTCTGATTGCTGATATGCTTTTCATAACCAGACAGTGAAAAAGAGTGATGTAGACTGATAAGTTGCTGAACTAGTCTAGCTTTTTCTAAGCCGTCTGGATATGCTTTAATAAATTGTGAAAGCGCTACTAAATATCTCTCAAATGAATGTAAGATAATTTCATCAATCGTAATCAAGCCCCTTACGCTTTTAGCTGATAATGATAGAAAGCTATCTGATAATAGGCGCAATTCTACTTCATATTGTAAGCGCTTTTCTTGCTCTTCTAGGCGTGTATTTTCGCCCTCTAGGCGTGGTTTTTCAAACATGGTATTAACCTCCTACATTCTCTAAATAAGCAATTAGGCGCAAAATAGAAGCCGTGTTGCTATCGTTTTCTCTCTTTAGCTTGGTAATGGTTGTTTGTTGTTGCTCAATCTGTTTCTGTTGCTTAAAAAGGTTATAAGTCAATAGTGATAGAATCACTAGAAAAGCGAGTATAACCAAGTTACAAGAAGCGAACCACCAAAACCAAAAGCGCCCTTTTTTGTTTAATTTGTTGTATGATTGTTTCATAAGTTAGTACCTAAAAATGTATAATTCCCTTTCTACTGATAAATATGTTACTTCTAATATACCGTCATAACCTTTTGAACCTGAGCTATTATATTGTGGATAGCATTCAACTAATTCATACTGGCAATGTTCAAAGCCTTCTATATCGTCCATAATAGGCTTTAAACGATTTATAATAGATGATACATCTTCATAAGGAAAATCCCTAAACTTGTAACGTCTAACTATCTTTCTAACCTTTTCTATCTCAACTGGTTGAAATTTATTCATCTTAATATGTTTCCCTCCCTTGTACATACCGCTTGAAGGCTGAATCTAAGCATAAATGCTTATAGTCTGAGTTTTTCAAATTGTTAGTTTCTTCAAAAATAATCACTATATCACGTTTTTTAAAATAGTTTATTTCAGTTTCAACAAATCCGTGTTTTAATAGCCTTTCTTTTTCGCTAGATAATTTAGAATTATCTAGCTTTCCGATACAATGAATTTTTAGGATTTCTTCCTTATCTAGTATTATTTCAAATTTAGCAATCATATTTATACCCATCTTTCAAGATAATCATAATAGGAATCTAACCAAATTAAAACATAAGCTGGGTTAACATTAAAACCTAACTCTGTTTTAAGTCTTGCTAGAATCGTTTTATAGTCTCTTGCTGAACTTCTAGTAAATTTTAGATTTACAATGTT